AATTTCTATCAATGCTTTTTACAATATGTGTAACTATTTAGATGAAAATAAAATTTACTCTATTTCATCTAATGCACTCTATGATAGTTTTGAAAAATCTAAAAATCGTTTAAATGATTTAGATAATGTTAAAACTATTATCCAACCTTTAAAATTTTTAAAATCAACGGAGAAAAAACAAAATGGCTAAAAAACAACAAAAACATGAAAACTTTGACACAGTAGTAGCACAGGCTACAATCACAGCAACATCAAACAAATCTGACGGCAAGTATAAGCAAAAGAAAGCGACTAAAGCCGTGTATCTTGTTCCAGCGACTGAAGAAGATGCTAAGAAACTGGAAGCCTTTGGCCTACAACTATACACACCAGACACCGAGAAAGACCCTGAAGCTAAACCATACTTTATTGTAAAGGCAACTGAAAACGTGAAAATTTTTACAAGTGAAACAGAGTTTGAAGAAGTGAACTTTGGGGTATCTTATGAAGATGTTAACCAAGAAACAGGTGAAATTACTGTTAAGAAGACACCAAACTATAAGACAGAAACACCTGTACACGTGGCCATCATGTTTGTAGAAGGTGGCGACAATGGAAACGACTTTTTCCGCCTTAACGCCTTGATGATGGAAGACACAGCAACACTCGAAGAAGTGCAACCAGTCAACCCATTTGCTGGATTGTTTGCAAAATAAAAAGCGCCTTCCATAATGGAAAGCGCCAATTATAAAGCGTTTTTCAAAATCTAAAAAGCCAGTTGGTTAGAATGGCTTGCACCGAATAGCACCCCTTGAGGTGTAACCATCTACTCGACACTAAATAGTTTTTGAGAAGCCTTACAAAATCATTATATCATACTTGATTTAATTTGTCAAGTATGATATACTTTTCTTAAAAAATGAAAGGAGCGTCAAATATGACATCTCAGGAATGTTTAGAAATTCTAAACAACGCCATTTCTAAAGTCGGAAACGATGAAGAAATAGAAAGCCTTACAACTGACTTAATGGATATTAAGGATTTTGTGGGCGAAGTTGATTTAACTGTTTCAGTCTTAAATGAAGACGTGGAGCGCTTGAACAAGAAAAACGGTGAACTACGTTCAGCCAATAACGAACTGTATCGCCGTTTAGGTCAACAAGATGAGATTATGAAACAGGCTCAAGAAGATATGAGTGTAGTTTCAGCCATCAACGCTATTGTTTAAAAAGAAAGGAAAGCAAAAATGAAACCATTTTCAAAATCTGTAAACTGGTATCCTAACAATGCCCTTGATGCATTAAAGGATGAATCAGAAACCGTCGCTGAAGTGACACCACCCGCGACTATGCCAGCTGACACGCCAGCCCAAGAAGTACCGAACTACCCAGCCCAAGCCCTAGAAAGCGAAGTTGAGGGCGTAGAAATGAACATCGACCACGAAAACGTAGTTGAGGAAGGAGAGTAACCATGGCAAACAAAATTACCTCATATCTATCAGGTATGAGTGGTAAAAACGTAACAAACATTGACCTTTTGAATTCAATTCGCACACGAGCGACAGCGGACTATCAAGCAGACATCCCAGTTCTTGAGGGTGCACGCATCAACCACGCAACCGTTCCATATCAGGACTTTGAGAAGCACGCAAACGAGTTTTTCACCCATCTTGTGAACCGCATTGGCTCTACTGTTATCAAGGCGCTTTCTTATGAAAACCCTCTTGCCATTTTCAAATCTGAAACCTTTGAGTTTGGCGACACCTTGCAAGAAATTTACGTGCACCCAGCGGAGAAGCAAAAATACAACTCAAAATCAGATGTTTCACCGTTCAAGTTTGCGGACACAGACATTGAAGTATTTTACCATACTTTGAACAATGAGAATTTTTATGAGCGCACCTTTGAGCGTGCTTGGATACAAAAAGCTTTTGTTTCTGACATGGCTTTTGATGAGTTCATCGATAAAATGTTTACAAGCTTGCTTTCATCTGACACGCTGGACGAATACCAAGCCATCAAGGGCGTTCTTGAAAAATCTCTTGCCGAAGTCGCTTATACCGATTTGAAAGGTGTTAAGAAGCAAATCACAGTTGCAGGTACGAAGATTGACGAAACTAAGAGCGATTTTGTCGTAGACTTTAACCAGTCTCTCATTAACTTGTCAAAACGTTTCACAATTCCAAGCCGTACGACTTTTAACAATCCAGTTGGTGTTCCTAACATGACCCCGATTGAAGACCAGTACCTTGTTATTTCAGCTGAGTTCTCCACTCATTTGGATATGCTTCTAGCTAATGCTTTTAACATGGACAAAGCAAGCGTACTTGCTCGAACTATCGTAGTGGATGATTTTGAAAAGTTCACGGGAGAAGGTGCAAACAACGGACGGAAACCAGTTGCTTTCCTCATTTCTGCAAAATCAATCATTAATAAGGACAAACTTTTGCACATGGAAGCCATCCGCAACCCTCGCAACCTTACCTATAATTATTTCTATCACCATCACTATTTGACTAGCTTGTCACTTTTTGAAAATATTCATTTTTGGTATACGGAAGAGGTATAATGAAATTTACTATTTATTCAGCAAAATATTTTGAAGAGTTAGAAACATACCAACATTATCATAAATCTTTAGAAAAGATTGGTAAGGTTGAATATGTTACAGATATAGAATCTGGAAATCCGTTTATCTATTTAGAAGTTAATTCTTTAGAAGACTTGGTTAAAATCATAGATGAAATAGGGTTACCCTTTAAAATATGCAAACCTTATGTATATGGAAGACCGTATGATTTATGGTTAATAGACGGGTATTTAGAATAAAAAGTAAGTTTTAGGGCGGGCAAAAGCCCGCCTTTCTTATTATAGAAAGGAGGAGCAATGAGTCTAAAGCAATTTCAAAAATATTTAGGAAAAATTGAGTTAAACAAAGAAACCGTAGAGAGAAATAGACAGGCTTTCTTTGATTTTTACTTTAATTATTTCTATAATATCGTTGTAAACTATTTCACATGGGAGAACTTGCCGAACGACATTGAAGAGCTTTTTTTGGAAAGAAAATTACTTGAAAATGGTCACGTAGCATTTTTTCATGATGATATGCTAGGTTATGTGGCGCAGAGTGGAACACGTGGCGAACGCTTGAACCACTATGACCAGCCTTTGACTTACAAGCCAGTTAATGCTTCTAGTGTAACCTATTTTAAAGATATGGAAATAGCTTATACTGAAAATGATTTTAAGGTGATTGAAGACTTGCATAAGGACAACACAAAAGAAATTAAGAAGCCTTGTATTGTTATTCCAAATAACAACTTTTATCGGCCTTACATCGAATACCTAGCCTTATTTTGTGAAAAATTGGCTGATATTGAGCTGACAATTCAGCTAAACAGGAACGCACAAATCACACCTTATTTTATCTTTGTGGACAATCAGAATGTTTTATCAATGAAAAACATTTTTAACAAGATTGCCAATTTTGAGCCAGTTGTTTATTTGAACAAACAGAAAGACAAAGATGGGCAAGACAGTTTCAAGCAGTTGTCTGACTACATCCAAGTCTTTCGGACGGATGCACCTTTTTTATTGGACAAATTGCATGATGAAAAACTCAGGGTGATGAACCAGTTACTCACATTTATAGGTATCAACAACAATCCGAGCGATAAGAAAGAGCGACTAGTAGTTTCAGAAGCCATTTCAAATAATGGTGCTATCTCAGCCAATATAGAAGTGGGCTGGAAGTCAAGGCGGAAAGCGGTTGACCTTATCAATAAATGCTACAGTTTAGATATTTCAGTCAAGCCAGCGGAAACTATTCAGCAGTTCAATCTGGATAAGGTTGCTCTTGATTTAGCAGAACAGGAGGGAACAATCATTGACCCAGACTAATACAACCGCAACCATCGCAACATTTCTAAAATCCAGATACAGAAACCCCATAACAGGTTTACTTGATGGATTGGCGCTGGATGAAAATGGCGACTTTTTGCATTATAATACGATTATAGATGCGACTTATAACGAGCTTTTCAAAAATATGAACCTTGTAAAAGGTGTTTCAGACGAGTTCAAGAAAGAGTTTTGCAAGCATTTCTATAATCGTGAAATTGGTTTAGAAACCTTTGCACGCTTCCAGATTTCGCTTGAGGAAACTTTAAATAATGAGTGTTTCAACCTCTTTAAATATCTTGCTGAAATTAGGAACAAGTCTATCAAGGATTTAAACCAGTCAATGAACATTGATACGGTAGGAAATCAGACAGGGAACGGGCAAGCGTTACAAATCGCAAATACATCACCACAGGAGCGCAAAGAAATCCTTTTCACTCCTAAATATGGAACGATTGAATATGCTGATAATTTGGTAGAAAATCACCAGAAAAACGAAGCAGACACCAAGAGCAACGTATCAGGATGGAGTGGTTCAAGCCTTGCTGAACGTTTGCAGAATAATGCTGAATTGGTTGACATCCAGTTCCAGATTTTCAACATTTGCGACAAGCTATTCTTACAGGTATTTTAAAAAGGAGAGAAGATGAAAGACTTATCAAGCGCTAAAATACTAAAATATGATAGTATGCTGGAAGAACTCACCCTTTTCAACTTTCAGGGTTTTGAGTTTGACCCAGAAGACATCTATTATATCCATGTAACAAGTAAGCGACTAGGCAATTTATCTAAATTGTGGCTCAAATTAAAACCAATCTCTTACCATTTTGAGAGCTTGGAAGACGGTGCTATCTGGTCTATTCGTAAGACTTTCAAGCGCCCAGCCTCACTAAAAGCGCTATCACATATTCGATTTAAGATTGTAGGTAGCTATTATAGCTATGAAAAGCTAACCAGTAAGAGCAAGCTTAAAGGCTTTGGTCGGGTGATTGATGATAACAATTACTTTTCACGCATCCCACTTGTCAACGAGCTGACACATTGGGACAATGGGGTTATTGTAACACCCAACTATCAAATGAACATCCAACAATTAAAAGATAACAGGGTTTTAATTGATGGGCAGAACTTACTTGCTGATTGGTCTACCTTTAAAATCAACGTAACAAATGATAATAAGGGAGTACCCCGAACAATAATGACGGCAGAAAGGGGTCACGAAAAACTATGATAATGATTAACTTATCTGAAACGCCTAAAAGCGTAACAATCGAAGTTACAGGACACGGTGACGACAGCGACCAGTCTTGTGCCCGTGTATCTACTGTTTTAGATTGTATGTACTTATTTTTTAAAGCAAGTTTAAAAAAGTACAAAAAATCAAACGGATATACTTTTATCCAAATTTACAAAACAGCTAAAAACCAAATTGAGCTTCTTTCAGTATTGCAATATCTTGCAACACTTGAAACCTTATATAAAAAATCAATTAAAATTGTCAAAGAAAACGAGGTAAAATAAATGGTAAAAACTACTAAAATTATCCGTGGCATCCATTCATGGATTAAGTTTCAGAAACATCAAGGTGTACAATCCTTGACAATCAAGGGTAAAGAAAGCCTTGCTGACTTGTCTCAGGACAAAAACGGAGATACAGACTTGATTTTGAACGCTGACAAGGATAAAATCAACTCTATTGTATCTGCTATTCCTTTCATCAGCATTTCAGAGAGTAACGAGGGAGCAGACCCGAATAAGCAAAAAGTTGCTTCTCTTAACTACGATTTGACAGGGTTTGACGCGGTGGGGGATGAATACCTCACAGTTACCAAAGAGCCAAAACGCTTGGTGTTTTCATCTGCTAAGATGCTTGGAAAAGTCGCTGAAATGATTAAAGGAATTAAGACAAGCTCAAGCGGTCTTTTCGGCGTATCTACTGCTATTATTAATGGTGTTAAATATGAAGATGGAACGAAAACTTACATTTTCGATTTTGAAGAACATGAAGCCAATATGTTTTCAGAAAATGACAGAAATTTCCTTGAAATCACCCTAGAAGACACTCCAAACTTTGCAACATTTACGGCTATTGCGAGGGGTGAAACTGAAATCCATTTGCCAATGCTAACTGTTAAATGCTATATTAAAGATGGTAAATTTAAAATGAAATTGAAAGGTTTAGAAAGTTTGGATGAAAACGCAAACTTGTACCTAAAACTTTACCATACGGGGTATTTAAAAGGTGCTCAGCTTGCTATTAATAATGAGCAAGGAACAGATACAGAAATTACTGTTTCAGAACCTATCAATCCATCTGAACCGCCAAGACCATTCCAACCACCTCAATAATTTTAAAAAAGGAGATAAAATATGACCCCAGAAGAATTTCATGACGATTTTTTCAGGAACTATCGTGGAAGATATTCCAGTTATTGGGTAGAGCGATGGGGTCTTATCCCCTCTATCCCTACTAGCTTTGATAACGCTAACTCTATCTATGAGCTTCTAGCATGGCTACAACGAGCCTTTAAACAGCTTCTTGATGATTTTGTGGCACTGGAGAGCGAATTTGAGGACTACAAAAACGCCCTCACAGAGCTGTTAGAGTATCTAGTACCCCTGTTAATTCGTCGTTATATGGAAAGTAAAGAAGCGGATGACTGGTTCAATAAAAAAGCTGATATTTACTATAATAAAATTATCAAGCCTTACATTGACAATGAAATTAACAAAGTCAATCAGCGTATTGATAGAGAAGTGGCTGGTCTGAACGAGCGCATCACCCAGCTAGACAACAAGGTCACAGCTGAAATCAATAAGCTTGACAATAAAATTAATGAAAAGGTTAAAGAGTTAAATGACCGTATCACACGAGAAAACAACCAGCTAAGACAGGAAATCCAAACCTTGAAAGAAAAAGGTGATGAAGCTAATCACGCTTTACAAGAAATCATCAATAATCTTACCAATTCGGGTGCTTGGTCTGGTGGGTTGACTGGTGGCTTTAAAGACGGGCGAAACCTTGCTACTGGTAACATCAATATCTTTGGAGGTACGCCAGATGGTGCAAGCTTTATCCGTACGAATAGCGGACAATCTGAAAATGACCTTGCTGGAGGTATCTAGTTATGCCATTACAGCTAAAATTTGCAACATCAACCAACGCTAATATAGAGTATTTTGGCACAGGTGTTCCTGGATGGGTGCAAGCCTATGCGAACGCTTGGCACTTTGCTAAATCAGATACAGATTATGGGTATATGACCAATGGCAATACTACATATATTCAGTACGGACACAATGACCCATCTATCTGGGCTTCTATGCGGTTTTGGGGCGAAAGTGTTGAGGTGCTGGAGGAAGTAACCAACCCAGACAACTCTATCACAGCTAAAATCAAGGTAAAAGCTCTATTTTGGTGGTCTAAGCGTGTTAGCTCTAACGCTGGGTATCGGGTAGACTATGATATTAAGGTCAACGGACGGTCTATCTGGAGCTTTAGCGGTTATACTACCGATGAAGTCATTAAGAATGAAGAGAGTTCACAAGAGTTTACTGTTACTATCCCAGCTGAAGAGCGGTCTTCTGCTTCTGCTTTGAATATCAGCGTCACTTATCCAAACGGTGAGTACCCAAACAATAACTTTTTTGTCGGTGTTTTCCTATATAATACGAACAAGAAAAGTTTCAAGCCTTGGGCAATCCGTAAAGCTGGTATCTTTAAAAGCTTGAGCCGTACTAGCGGGTTTTTCAAACGCCGCAACTCTACTTGGCAAGATAAGAGCGAACAAGTTCAATCCCTTGTCGGAAAAGAAGGAAGCGCCAGCCATAAAGTCCGACAGGGTGGCAAATGGCTAGGACAAGGAAAGATAGGACAAGATTAAGGGAGGGTTTTCGCCCTCCTATTTTGAAAGGAGTTTAAATGAAAGAAACAACTAAAATATGGCTGTACGCTAAAAGCCCTTTTAAAAATGACTATGCAAATGTTATCAATTTTGAGAGCAAGGAAGCCATGGAAGCGTTTTTCACTCAGGAAAACAAGCATATAGAACTAGTGTATCAGTACAATGAATTTCAGTATATCCAGCGTAACGGGTCTATCGTGGTATCTGGACGGGTTGAAAAGTATGAGAATGTAACTTACATGAGGTTCATCAACAACGGGCGCACCTACTACGCCTTTGTGTTTGATTGCGTTTATTTGAACGAGGGTGCAACTCGCATTATTTACGAGGTGGATGTCTGGAATACTTACCAGCATGAACTAAAAGAAAACCGTATCATCGGGCAAGTAGAGCAAGAAACTCTCCCCAATGACTTGGGCTCAATTAAGGATGGTCAGCAAGGCTTTTCAGTGGGTACTAAGTACGCTGTTTCTGCTGGTGAAGTTGGGATTGAAATTGAATGGCTGGTAGTAGTCGCTAAGCCTACAATCTCGCTTACTACAAAGACACCCCTAGCAAAAAACATGAGTTTTTCAGGTATGCAAAAATCGTTTAAATACTTTTTTATCCCTGTAAATATAAAAAGTTGGTCAAGCCTTCCTTTTGTTTTCAACGGGAATAAGTACCCAGCTTTCCAGCTTGAAAACCTTTACAAACACTTATTCGGTATTAAGCAAAACTCAGGAAATACCGTCAACCAGATTGTCAATATGTATCTTTCAAGAAATATCGGTATCAGATACCGCTTACAAAAACATGATGACGGCAAGACCTATGTGGAGATTTTAACCGATTTAATCGGTCAAGTGGTTGAAATTGGAAGCAAAAACACACGCACCTACCGCCCCTCAGGTGGTTATGGTGGAGGTGTTTCAGATGATGGAGATATTTCAACCGAAGAGAGTCGGGTTAGACTGGTTACAAGGCTAATCAAGAAACTTGTACCAGATGCAACAGCAAGTGGTATCGCTGGAATAATTGGGAATTTCTCAGCTGAAAGCAATGTCACAGCTAAAAAATACGAGGCGGATTATGCTACGGGTTACGAGTACGACAAGATGGCTAGTGAACCAACAGCAGAGAACTTACTTGGAAGCTGGGGCGCTTTTGCTAGCTTGTACGATATTTCACTAAATGAAAGTGGTTACCTTGGAAGTGATGGCAAACACTGGATAGGTTTGGGAATTGGACAATGGACAGGGCCCAGATGTGAATCTTTGATTGCTTATGCTAAAGAACAAGGCAAGTCCGTTTGGGATTTTGGGTTACAATTTAGCTTTATGAACACAGAGAGTAGAAGCGAAGTCTTTAGACGTGTAGCATCATCCAGCGCCAGCGCCAGCGCAAACGCTAGCGACTTTATGAATAATTGGGAGGGTGTAGACTACAAAGAGAGTGAGCGCATCGCACAGGCTGAAAGTTGGCTCTCAACAGTTGAAGACGAACTCAGAAAGGTAGGTTGATAAATGAGTGAAGCAAAAGAAACCCTCAAGGCGTTAAATGCTATTAAATCAAAGGTAGGCACTACCATAGGTTCAGGGGAGTGTTACGGGCTGGTGGCTCTCTATTCGGAAATGCTCGGAGGGTGTAACCTTGGGGGTGGTATCAACACCCCAAACCCCAACGGAAACGGCAGACAAGCCAGCGGAAGCGATACGCAACGGGGTATGTCTGCATCGAATATCGGCGGAGATTATGACTGGTCTAGTGTAGGTTGGAAAGTCTTCTTTGACCCCTCTTTTAGTGATTTAAGAGAAGGCTGTATTGTCAATTATAAGCCAACTAGTGCGAATATCTGGGGGCATACAGCCGTTATCTCAGCAGTCAATGGCTCAAGCTATGATGTCATAGAACAAAACTATGCTTGGTCACACTATACGACTGAAAGAACGGGTATAGACACGGTGGATAATATTGAGAGCATTATCTATCCGCCTGAAGTCGTAGCTGGTGGTACGGTTGGAAATGTCACAGGAGACACGGGAGGGCAAGACCTCGGAAATGGTACATACTCACGGCAAGCCTTTGACGTGGAAGCCATACTGATTGAGGTATACGGGTTCTTTAACTATGAAGTCTCTAGCTTTGAAGTTCCTAACCTCCTTGAAATCGCTTACAATCAGATACAAGAGGGGCTAAGGTCGTATATGGGTAAAGATGACTTAATAGCTGAAATGCAACTACTCAACAGCGAATTTACAGAAATTGAGTTGTACGATTTATACGGGAA